CCACCGGGTAAGGGTGGGGGCTTTCTTCGCCGTGGGATCGAGGAACTTAGCTGAGCTGATCTTCGAAGACCCACCAGCAGGCCTCTTCGCGGGGGCTGACGCAACTAGCTTGGGCAGCTTGGTCTCAGCCTTCGCGCGCTTCTTAGCGAAATGAGCGTAGACCTTAGCCCTGTGTCTCTCATGCCGTCGCTTTATGGCATCATTCATGTTGTCTCCTACATACCGAAGGGAACCAGTTCAACGTTGAGCCCTATCTTTCGTAGCCGTTCCACCATGATAGGCCCAGCGTGATCGTTCCACGTATGAACTATGAACTTCATCTTCTTGTAAGCCGGCCATACGTTCTGATGGTGAACGCTGAGGTTCTCCAAGTAACGTACCAGCTCCATCCCGCAATCTTCCCTGCGCGTATTGGCGTAGGGCTGTCCCGCGAGATCATGCTCTAGGTGTACCCGAGTCAGCTCGTCGCGGTAGTTCCACAACGTTGTCTGCGCCTCAAGTACTGTCTTGCACCAGATAGTAGTACTCTGGTCTTCTTCGGACATCCTCTGATGCGCCAGCACGGCGCGCTTCGGCTCCGGGTCTAAGAATAGTATCATCCGCTCCCCCTAGATGATTCTTCGTGTCGATTTCCTAACAACTCCAGCAAGGTTCGTAGCTTCTTTGTACATGTTCGCTAGGCTCGGACTGAGGTTCGGGTTACGTGCGTGTTCCATTAGCCTTTGGAACGACGACCCTCCTAACATTCTCTTCCTAGTCTCTAGTGTCTGGAAAACCTCCGCGTCAAACTTCTGCGTCGGGCTATGTGTAGACTTAGAATCGGGTGCCTGCGTCAGCGTATGTATCCAGCCCGTACTCTGACTCTGGTGTACTCCCCCCCACTTTTCTCTGTACTCTTGACTGTGCAGTCCCAGCCTGATACCGTCCCAAACGTTCTTCCCCCCGTGGGAAGCATGTTGCATGCTAGAAGCTCCCATGCTTGCGTATGCAGCTCCGAGGAAAAGAGCGGACCCTTGGTACCCCTTTCTCTGTGCTTCACGCGCTGCTCCGAACAGATTTACGCGAGCGGATGGACTAGTATTCCAACCTGACATGCCGCCCCGTCCACCGTACGCCAACTGTTTATTCTCCCAGTCGTTCATCTTCTTTACGCTTGACACAGTGCCGTAGCTATTATACTTTGGCGCCACAAACGCACCATAGCCTCGGAAGCTATTCAAGGCCACCATAAGCATACTCATAGTTATCTCCTATGCCTAACGGGTTCGCCCATCTTGTACGCCTTACGCTTACGCCGGGAGCCGCGGGCTCTTGAGTTCTGACGGTTCATCTCATCCCGCTTGGCCTTCGGGATACTCTTCAGGAACGCAGACGCCTCCCCTCGGGGGCCGTTCATCCGTCCTCTGACGAGAGCGTATGCTCTACCTATGTTCACTGTTGTCCTCCTGGGGGGCCGCCTTGGCCGCCGCCCTCCATATCCCTCTGCATCATTTGCATCTGAATCATCTCTTTCTGTCGCTGCTCTGCCATTTCCTTGTAGAGGTCAACCAGCGACAGCAGCACCATCTGCTGCTGCTCGTTCAGATTGTGGAAGCCATCAGATTTCATCTCGTCCACGAACGCACCGTACAGTATGAACGGGTCGTCTTCAGGCATGGGCACGATCATCTCGTACGCCTCCTGTCGGACCCAGGCCATTATACGCTTGGCTCGCGATACGTCTGCACCCTGCGGGATCATAGCGTCTTCGTATCCCATCTCTTCAAGGACGCGCGCACGCAGACCCGGGGGCATACCTTCCAACCCACCAGAGTATTGGATCAACTCGATGGCCTTGGCCTGCTTCGCTTCCTTGCTCGACAGCGCCATAGAGGCAGTGTCGATGTGGACGATGACGTTGTCGGTCAGGTCCGCACCACTGAAGCTACGAATAGCCAGCGTGCTGGACTTGTCTCTCGCCAAGATCCGTAGTCGTTCCGCATACCGGGGGTCGTTCCGGATATGCTTGATGACTTCCTGAAGGATGATCGAGCCCTCCTTTTGCAAGGCTTCATCCCACTCCTGCAAGATCGAGGACCGGCCTGCGAGTGCTTGCTTTCGTAGAATGTCAATCATCGCCGCAGAGTTGACGCCAGTGGGCCGCTGGCCCCTCAGGATTTCCTCTGTACCAGCAATAGACTCCATCTCTGCAATCTGTTGCTGGCGCTCTTGCTCTGCCGCAGCCGGGTAGGGCGGCGGATAGATAGGTTCAGGTGCTGCACCCGCAGTCCTGCGCGGGTCATACTCCCAGATCTGTCCGGGACGACCTAGCCACTGGTCTTCAATGGGTTGAGCACCCTTCGGAATGACCCACGCGCTCATCGGGACTGTACGACGCCACATGATCATCGTGGTGTCGATCGAATTCACTCTCTTCAGCTTCGGCAGGAGCTTGGATACCAGCGACCTACCATTTACACTGCCCGGCATCGCTTCCCAACGGAACCGGATATAGGGGTGCCACCGTGTAGGCCAGCGAGGATCGTACGCCCGTGCTCCTCTCTTCTTAGGAGAGTCGTAGATCACCTGATCGCCAGCCGTGATGACGGTTCGTCCTCTGGGCCACGTTGAGTTCGGCTTCCTGTCAAAGATCCGGACCGTGGTGTAGCCCTCCCATGTCTCTGGGGTGCCTACATATAGGGAGGGGCCTGACCCTTCCACCATGTCGGCGATCCGCTCCCACCACCAGATGGGGAGGTTCCGGGTATTTACGGTCTGTGCCTTTTCTAGGTTGTCTAGGAACCAACCGTCTTTCTTCTTCAGTTTCAAGCCCTTAGCTAGGTACTTGTCCTTCAGTATGTCCATGTCTGTGTAATACTCTCGCATCACCCAGCCCATGTCCTCGCCGTCCCACCAGTGGACTTGAGGAACATGCATCTCAAACGGGCTCACGATTAGAGCCGTGATGTCCCCATACTCTATTTTGTCGGTATAGATGGGTCTCCCACGCTCATCGTGTATCTCTGTCTCTCGCGGCAGGGGCACCGTGATTGGCCCAGCCCCCTCTGCATGTATGAGGGAGGTCTCGGAGGTCTCTGTCTCCGGGACCGTCATCCGCCTTACCTGGGTATCATCGTAGATGACCTCCATCCAGCACACGCCGGTGTGGAGGATGATCCTGGCGATCTCCCTGTGCTTCTGGGGCAGATCCAGGGCCTCCCACATATACACCATGGTCAGCTCTGATAGCTGCGCCGCATCCTCGTCCTCTGCTCTCCCCGACTTTGAGGAGATCCGAGGGATCGGCTTGTTCTCAGTCAGCAGGGCAATGTTCGTTTCGATGTACCGTCCCAGCAGATCGTTGACAGGCTTCGGGATGTTGTCCGTAGTCTCCTGAACAATCGATTGAGTCCCTGAGGAGGCATCTGCGCTCAGCCTCGCTATGAGGATATCGTCAACGTAGTGCCTACCTAAGGAAAACAGGAAGTTCTCTACCCACTGAACTGCCCGTACCCATTGGCGGCTGTGTCTGTTGGAGTTCACCTCGTCAGCGTAGATGGCGATAGCCTTCCCGATCCTGGGATCCCCGTGGGGGATCGCATCCAGGCCGTGAAGTCTGCCCTTCTTCCACTGTCCGTTGGCGGCTCCTGTAGCGTTCGATTCAGCCATTAGCTCTCATCGTTCCCGTGTAAGCTAGCCGGTCCTTTCCTGTCTCGCATAAGGCTCCTGGCTAGGAGGGCGTCCAGATCGTCTGCGCTCTGAAATAGGGGCTTCTCAAGAGAATTCATGTACGCTTCAGTTGTGTCCTGAATTATACGGTTCTTCTCAATCCTATCCGCAGATACGGGTACCTGCGTCTGGTCTTCCCGCTCAATTTGTTGGTCACGGTACGCCTCAGGCGCCTTGGCTGCTACCAAGGCGTCCTGAAGCTTGGTGACTTGAGATCGCAACTCCACTCTATCAGCCAAGGCTGAGTCCAGTAGGGTTTGCAGAGCCTCGCCTTTCGCCTCTGCGTGTATCAACTCCCTCTCAATATCCCTCTTACCCCGCATGGATCAATCCCGTTCCCAGGGTCGATCCTCGTTGATCCCGGTGATAATCTCACCGTCATCTCCGAATCCTTCACGGTGCTTGCTCGCCGGTCCCTTGCGGGCCTCGACTAGCTCATTGGTGATGTTGCGGTGCGTGGTCTCATTCCGCATGGCCTCAGCGATGGCTTTCTTCATACCCTGCTTGGCCTTACGATCCTCGTCCTCAATCCGCTCCATCTTACGGCCCCATTTGGCCATTGTTGCTGCTCCTTCATCAGGCATAATTATCCTCCAATCGTGGTCTACTTAATTATAGGAATTTCCTGAACCTTTTGCACGCGTTGCCGCTACTCTTGCGGGTCCGCTGCCTGTGCCGCCTCGGCCTGCTCGGTGAGGGCCTGGACGATCCGCTGGATCTTGATGAGCAGTGTGGCGTGAGCCACGCTCTCCGCGCCCGTGAGGTTTGCCTTGCTGAGGAAATACCCGAGTTGCTGTAGTTCTGCTAGTTCAAACATTGTCTATCTCCCTTTATGGGCCTTGCGTGTGGTG